CAAATGGTTCTGGTACTCTTAGTTTTACAACGATAACTGAGGGAGTATCAGAAGCAACAGCAACTTCAAAAGCTGTAACAATGGCAATCGCGTTAGGATAAAACTATGGCATATCCAGATTCAGTAATTACATCAAGAACACTCTTAAAAGAATATTGTTTAAGACGATTGGGACATCCTGTTATTGAAATTAATGTGGATGAAGAACAATGTGATGATAGATTAAATGATGCATTAGAATTTTTTGCAGAGTATCATTTTGATGGTGTAGAAAAAGTTTTTCTTAAACATACTATAACACAAACTGATATTGATAATGAATATATAGCAATGAGTGATCCAGCTAGTCCAGTAGGCGGTCCGGTTATTGGAGTTAACAGAGTTTTACCAATACCAAATTTCAATGCATTTCAAACTGGGTTCTTTAATGAAGAATTTCAATTACGGATTCAAGACTTGAATACATTTAGTGGTTCCTCTTTAATTAATTGGCAGATGTCATTACAAAATTTTTCAATGATAGACAATTTGTTTACTGTCAATGCTTCTGTTCTTTTTAATCGTAAACAAGATAAATTATATTTAGAAACAGATTGGGATAGTAAATTTACTGTTGATGATCTTCTTATTATTGAATGTTATCGTATGTTAGATCCTACACAATATACTGATGTGTATAATGATATGTTTCTTAAAAAATATTGCACGGCATTGATTAAAAGACAATGGGGAGAGAACTTAAAGAAGTTTGAAGGAGTTCAACTTCCTGGTGGTGTTACACTCAATGGTAAGACAATTTATGATGAGGCTGTAGAAGAAATTAATAAGATAGAAGAAGAAATGAATCTTAAATGGGAACTTCCACCTGATGGATTTATAGCATAATGGCAACCAATTTATATTTTCAAAACGTAACATCTCATGCAGAGCAAGAGTTAGTAAACTCTTTGACTAGTGAAGTAATACAGATTCATGGTATGAATGTTTTTTATCTACCACGAACTTTAGTCAAAGAAGATTTGATTATGGATGAAGATGTATTATCTAAATTTTCTACTGCGTATGAAATAGAGATGTATCTTAAAACCACAGAAGGCTTTGGTGGTGAAGGTGATTTAGTTAGTAAATTTGGTTTGGATGTTCGTGATGAAGTTATATTCACAGTTCATAAAGATCGTTTTGAACTTGCAACAGATATGTCAAAACCATTGGAAGGAGATTTGCTTTTCTTACCAATGAGTAAAGGATTATTTGAAATTAAGTTTGTTGAGCATGAACAACCATTCTATCAAGCTGGAAAGAATTATAGTTTTGATATTACTTGTGAGTTGTTCCAGTATGCTGAAGAACAATTGGATACTGGTATTACATCTATAGATGATATAGAACGAGAAGAATCTGCAGCTATTGATTTAATTATGACTGCTGGTGGTACAGGAACTTATACTCTTGATGAGGCTGTTTATCAAGGTGGAAGTCTTGCAGCTGCAACTGGTAAAGGTATTGTTGTTAGTTGGAATGCTACAACAAGAACTTTAAGAGTTAATGACACTTCTGGAACTTTTGCAGCTTCAACAAATGTTACAGGTGATAGTAGTGGTGCAGTTTGGTCACAAGCATCAGCTGCAGATTATCAAGAACTTCCAACTACTCCGTTTGCTGATAATAAAGAATTTGAAACTGATGGAGATACTATTCTTGATTTCTCAGAATCAAATCCATTTGGTGAGGTAACTTAATGTTTGGTACTTATTTTTATAATAAAAATATACGCAATATTGTTATACTATTTGGAACAGTCTTTAATGACATTATTGTAAGACGAGTTGATTCATCTAATGTGACACAAGAAGAATTTAGAGTTCCTATAGCTTATGGCCCTTCAGAAAAATTCTTAGTAAGATTACGTCAAGCAACAGATATTAGTAAAGGTAAAGTTGGTATTACATTACCACGAATGTCATTTGAATTTACATCTATTAATTATGACCCAACCAGAAAATTACAGACTACTAAACGACATAAAAAAATTCATGCTTCTGACAATACAAAATTAACTACAATATATAATCCTGTACCATATAACTTTGATTTTACATTAAGTGTTATGGTAAAGAACTCTGATGATGGAACACAAATACTTGAACAGATATTACCTTACTTTACACCAGAGTATCAAGTAACTATGAATGAGATGAGTACAATGGGGATTAAAAGAGATATACCCATTATCTTTACTGGTTTATCTACTGAAGATAGTTATGAAGGAGATTATATTACAAGACGAGCTCTTATACATACATTAACATTTGTAGTACAAGGTTATCTGTATGGCCCAACATCAGATGTTGGTATCATTAAAGAAGTTGATGTTAATGAATATGATAATCTTGCTTCAACTAGAAAAGTGAGAAATACTGATGTTAAACCAGACCCAACAACAGCAGATGCTGATGATGCTTATGGATATACTACAACACAAACGGATTATTATTAAGGAGAAATAAAATGGCTTGGGTAAATATTGCTAAAACAGGGAATCTATGGGCATACGAAAATACTGCTACGGCGGCTCATACATATTCAGATGCAAATGGTTCATATTCTGGTGGCATAAGAACTTTTGATCCACCCGGAGCTACACCAGCTCAAGAAACTTATGTGAGATGTAGAATGGTTGCTGATAGTATAGAGCGGGGCGAACTTTCTAAAACTTTCTGGGATGCACAATAAGAATAGGATAACTATATGAAGAAATCAACTGTTGAAAAATTAAATAAAGTGATAGATGTAACAGGTGATTTGATACCAGTTGAATTAAATAAAAAAGAAAAAGCACCAACAGTAGAAACGAACACAACTGATTTAACTGCGGACTATAATTTTTCAAGAGATCAATATCATACTCTTATAGAGAAAGGTAACGAAGCTCTTGAAGAATTACTTGCAGTTGCAAAAGAATCAGAATCAGCACGAGCTTATGAAGTAACTGCACAATTGGTTAGAACTTTATCTGATACAACTAAAGAACTTTTAGAATTACAAAAGTCAAAAAAAGAAATTGAAAAAGAAGTGAAAGACCCAAAGACGGTAAACAATTCTTTATTTATTGGAAGTACAAAAGAACTGCAAGATTTATTACTTGAGAAAAATAATGGCAAAGGAAAATAGAGAAGATTCTTATTTAGGAAATAGGTTATTAAAACCAACTAATGTTCCTCAACAATTTACGAAAGAAGAAGTTAAGGAATATGTAAAATGTCGTGATGACATTGTTTATTTTTTAAAGACCTATGTTCAAGTTATTCATGTTGATAAGGGACTTGTACCATTTGATCTTTATGATTATCAACAAGACTTGATTAATACTTTACACAATAATAGATATGTTATTGTAAAGAGTGCAAGACAGTCTGGTAAATCTGTAACAAGTCTTGGTTATATTTTACATTATGTATTATTTAACCAGACAAAGATTGTTGGTATGTTGGCCAACAAAGCATCTACATCCAGAGAGTTACTCGGTAGATTGCAGACAGCTTATCAACATCTACCAAAGTTTTTACAACAGGGTATTGTTGAGTGGAACAAAGGAAACTTAGAACTAGAGAATGGTTCTAAGATAATTGCATCTTCCACATCATCATCTGCAATTCGTGGTTACAGTTTTTCATTATTGTTCTTGGATGAGTTTGCATTTGTACAGAGAACGATTGCTGATGCATTTATCAAATCAGTTTATCCAACGATTTCATCTGGTAAAGATACCAAGATTATCATGGTATCGACACCCAATGGATATAACTTGTTTTATAAGTTCTGGAATGATGCTGTAGAAGGTAACAACCAGTTTAAGACATTCAAGATTCATTGGACTAGTATTCCAGAACGAGATCAAGAATGGCGTAAGAAGATTATCTCTGATATTGGTGAGGAGGCATTTCGACAGGAGTATGAAGCAGATTTTCTAGGTTCTTCCAATACTCTTATAACATATGAAAAATTACAAGAATTATCTTATTGTTCACCCATCTGGACAAAAGACGATTTAGATGTATATGTTGAACCAGAAAAAGATAGATTATATACTATCACAGTTGATACAGCTCGTGGACAAGGTTTAGATTATTCTACGTTTACAGTTTTTGATACGACTGAAGTTCCATACAAAATTGTAGCTAAATACAGAAATAATACTGTTGCACCGCTGCTTTTTCCTAATATTATAAATATTGTAGGAAAGAAATATAATGATGCTTATATTTTAGTTGAAAGCAATGACATTGGAGCTCAAGTAGCAGACGTTCTACATCACGATTTAGAATATGAAAATCTCTTAACAGTATCATGGTTTGGTAGACATGGCCAACAAATATCAAGTGGCCATCGTAAAGATATTTCATTAGGAGTAAGAACAACCAAACAAGTTAAAAAGATAGGTTGTTCAAATCTAAAGAGTTTAGTTGAAGAAGATAAGTTACTTATTCCAGATTATGATATTATTTCTGAGTTGACGACATTTGTAACCAATGGTGATACATTTGCTGCTGAAGAAGGAGCAAATGATGATTTGGTTACAACATTAGTTTTGTTTGGTTGGTTAGTAGATCAATCGTATTTTAAAGAATTGAGTAATCAGAATATACGGGAAAAATTATATCAAAACAAAATGGATACTATTGATGATATGACAATCCCTTTTGGTATTATTGATGATGGATTGACTGATGTGTATGAAAGAGATGCTGAAGGCGATCTCTGGAAAACAGTACATACGTTTAACAAGTAAAATCTATATCAATATTAAGAATGTAAAAGGAGAAAACAAATGCCATTTCAAGTATCACCCGGAATAGTAGTAACAGAACAAGACCTGACTACTGTTGTTCCTAACGTCGCGACAAGTATTGGAGCCGTAGCTGGTGGATTCCAATGGGGTCCGGTGTTAGAAAGAGTACAGATTTCAACAGAGAATGATTTAGTCAGTACGTTTTGGAAACCAGATGCAACTACCGCAGAATATTTCTGGACAGCTGCAAATTATCTTGCTTATGCAAATAATTTACTTGTTGTTAGAAATGTAGGTACAAATGCAAAAAATGCTGTCGTTGGAGATAGCGATGCTGGTACAGCAATACTAGTAAAAAACAAAGATCATTTTGACGGTCTTACATTTTCAGACCAATTATTTGTTGCAAAGTATCCTGGCGCCTTAGGCAATAGTTTAAAAGTACAAGCTATAGATCAGGATGGTTGGGCAGACGCTACAGTTAATGCAGTTTTTCTTGCAAACTTTGATAGGACTCCCGGAACATCTACTGATGTTGCTAATGCTGGTGGTTCTAAGGATGAGATGCACGTTATAGTTATTGATGAAGATGGACTTTGGACAGGAAATCCTGGACAAGTGTTAGAAAAATTTGCATTTGTAAGTAAAGCATCTGATGCAAAAAGAATTGATGGTTCAAGTAATTATGTTGTAGATGTTATGCGTAATGAATCTGAATATGCATGGGTTGGTTTGGTAACTAAGTTTACTGAAAATTCAACTGGTGCAGATGTAAATGCTGGTCAACCAAAAGCTGGTGCAACATTTAAAACTTTTAATAGTGCAACTGCTGCTCAAGCAGTTCCAGGTGGTTCATTGACACTTGGTGTTGACGATAATGTACAGACTGATGCATTACTTCAAGCTAGTTATGCATTGTATCAAACACCAGAAGTTGTTGACATTACGTTGGTGATGGCAGGACCTGCATCAACTACAACTGCTCGTTGGATTGTAGATAATATTACATCTGTACGAAAAGATTGTGTTGCTTTTGTTTCAGCTGTGAAAGCATCTGTTGTTAATAATTCTGGTTCTGAAGTTACAGCACTTACCACAGATAATACTGCACTTGGTTCTTCCAGTTATGCAGTAATGGATGGTGCATGGAAATATCAGTATGACCGATATCGAGATGTTTTCTTATACGTTCCGATGAATGGTGATATGGCAGGACTTTGTGCGAGAACAGATTTTACAAATGATGCATGGTGGTCACCTGCTGGTTTGACTAGAGGTACTGTCAAGAATATTGTTAAACTTTCTTGGGAGCCTACTAAAGCAAATCGTGACACGTTGTATCCGTTAAGCGTAAATCCACTTATTACTCAAAAGGGAGCTGGTGTAGTTCTTTGGGGTGATAAGACAATGCAAACAGTTCCAAGTGCATTTGATAGAATTAATGTACGAAGATTGTTCATTGTTTTGGAAAAAGCAATCTCAATAGCTGCGAAAGCAATGCTCTTTGAGTTCAATGATGAGTTTACAAGATCCCAATTCGTGAATATGGTTGAGCCTTTCTTGAGAGAGGTAAAAGGACGCCGTGGTATTACGGACTTTAAAGTTGTATGTGATACGTCAAATAATACTGGACAAGTAATTGATACGAATAATTTTGTGGGTGACATATATATTAAACCAAATCGTTCAATTAACTACATCCAGTTAAACTTTATTGCCGCTAGAACTGATGTTTCTTTCTCAGAAATCGGTGGTTAATCTTATAAATACTATAAAAACTTAAAGGAGTAATAACATGGCAGTAAATATTCACGATTTTAAACAGAAGTTTCGTGGTGGTGTTCGACCGAATCTGTTTCGTGTGAACATCGCTCATAATGTTGGTATTGGTGAGATTGAGTTCTTGTGTAAAGGAGCTCAAATTCCAGCTTCTACCATAGGTAATATTGATGTACCTTTTCGTGGACGCCAATTAAAAGTTCCCGGAGATCGTACATTTGCAGATTGGACTGTAACAGTCTTGAGTGATCCGACATTTGCTACACGCCAGGCTTTTGAAGTTTGGAGTGGACAGATTACGGCTCATGCTGCTAACGTATCTACATTGAATTATACTAGTCTTTATGGTAGTGCGCAAGTAATTCAATTAGGTCGAAGTGGTGATTCAATTCGTTCATATAAGTTACAAGACATCTATCCAGTTGAAGTTGGTGCGATTGATCTTGCTATGGATTCAAATGATACTGTTGAAGAATATACAGTAACATTTGCAGTCAATAATTTCCATTCAGGTGGAGAGTCTGGTTTTGATGGTAGTACGACTCAAGACAATGATTGGGAAATCGGAGTTAGAGGCCGAGTCCAAGCAGGTCCATTTAGCATTGGCGTAAATGAAACGATTGGTGGTAACTTCTAAATAGTTAGTGAAATTAAAGGGGGGTGAGTTTCTCACCCCCTTATTATTATGAAATAAACAAGGAAACTATATATGGCGATTGAGTTATTTGGTTTTGAATTAAAATCTAAGAAAGAAAAGAAACAAAAAACTTTTGTCACACCAGAGAATCTTGATGGTGCAACTACGGTTATTGATGGTGGTGGCATCATGGGGCATTATCTTAACCAAGATGTTGATGCCAAAGATGAAAAGGTTTTAGTTCAAAAATACCGTGACATGAGTTTTTCTCAAGAAGTTGATGGGGCTGTAGAAGATGTAGTTAATGACGCAGTAATTCACGAAGAAGGAAAACCAGTAGTAGCACTTGACTTAGATAAGTTAGATTATACTGATAGTATTAAAGATAAGATACATACAGAGTTCTCTACAATTCTGGACTTGTTAGATTTTAATCATAACGGTACAGACTTGTTTAGAAAGTGGTACATAGATGCAAGATTGTATCACCATATAGTTGTTGATAAGGGTAGGCCTAAAGATGGAATTAAAGAATTAATTCCAATCGACCCAATGAACATTAGTAAAGTTCGTGAAGTTGAAAAAGAAAAAACTGGTGAAGGTATAGAAATTATTAAGAATGTTCTTGAATATTATGTGTACACACCAGACTCAATGACAACTGGTACATTTCAACAAGGAATGCCAGGAAGTCAAAATGCAGTTCGTGTTGCACCAGATGCGATTTCATATGTTCACTCAGGATTAATTGATACAGCTAAACAAATTGTTATTGGTTATTTGTATAAAGCAATTAAACCATTTAACCAATTACGAATGATAGAAGATGCACTTGTTATCTATAGATTAGCGAGGGCACCGGAACGAAGAATATTTTATATTGATGTTGGTAATCTTCCGAAGTTGAAAGCAGAGCAGTACTTACAACAGGTAATGAATCGTTATAAACAGAAAATGATTTATAACGCATCATCGGGAGAAGTAGAAGATCAACGTAAACATCTTTCCATGTTGGAAGATTTCTGGTTGCCAAGACGAGAAGGTGGTCGTGGTACTGAGATCAGTACACTTCCTGGTGGACAGAATCTTGGTGAAACAGATGACATAGAATATTTTAGAAAGAAACTGTATAAGTCTTTGAATGTTCCAATCTCAAGAATTGAGGGAACTGATTCGACACAATTTAATCTTGGAAGAGCTTCTGAGATTACAAGAGATGAAGTAAAGTTTGGAAAGTTTATTAATCGTTTACGACATAAGTTTTCTTATCTCTTTTGTGATTTATTGAGAGTTCAGTTGATTCTTAAAGGTATTATCAAAGAAGAAGATTGGATTGCTATTAGAGATCGTATTGATTATATTTGGGCTAAAGATTCTCATTTCATGGAGTTAAAGAGCTCTGAGATAATGAGGGATCGTTTTGAGTTAGTTTCAATGGCTGAGGAGTATGTTGGTAAATATATTTCAGCAGAGTATCTGCGTAAAAATATTCTACAACAAAGTGAAGAACAGATTAAAGAAATTGATAAACAAATGGCAGCAGAAAAACCAGAAGAGGAAGAAGATGATATGGGAGATGTAGATGATGAGGACTTCTAAAGCGCAAACTACTATGAAATCTATTTTAAAAGTCAAGACTCAAAGTTTTCTGGAAAATTATAGAGCAAATAGAATGAAAGGTACATTAACAGAAGAAATTAATATTGTTGGAAATGATGAAAAACAAATTAAAAAATTAATTAAAGAAGGTACTCTTACAGATAAATTATTAATTGAAGCAATCAAAAATGTAATGAAAGAAAGGATCAAAAATGACTGACATTAAAAGTACTGTATTAAAAAATATTTTAAGTAAAAAATTAAACAAGGCTAAAGAAGGTATGACACAGATTCTTAGAGATAAATCTTTTAAAGCCATTGAAGATTTAAAATCAACTTTTAAATATGAACTTCCAACAAAAGATGCACCTGCACCAGAGGCTGCACCAACACCAGAACCTATAGAGGCAGATAAATGAAATCTTTTAAACTTTACTTAGAAGGTCTTGACGACCTTAAAAAAGCAAATAGAAAAAAAGAAACTAAGTTACGTCAAGACAATAGAGATAAAGAGAATGATGCTCGTAGAGCTGATATGGAAAAGGCTCAAGATAAACGACAAGATGATAGAGAAAAAGAAATAGAAAAACGAATGTCTAAAAATAAAAAAGAAAGTATCATTCAAAAAGTAACTGAGTATATTAAAGCAAATGGTAAAAGACGTAAGTGTGCAGGTGGTGATGGTCGAAGAACTGAGAACCATGATTGTGATAAAGTACATTCTGACATGACACATAAAGAATGGGAAGCATCACAAGATACACCAAAGGATGAAACTAAAAAGTAATGAAAATAGTTGATGACATGATTGACAATATTCTTGATGAGGTGATGAGTAAATCAACTCGTATGAAGAAGTCAAGAATGATGAGAACAAAAGCAAAACAGATTGCTCGTAAACGTAAGATTGCTATGAAACGTAGAGCAACACCAGAGAAATTAAAATCAAGAGCATTGAAAAAGGCAAGAGATTTAATTGCAAAAAGAATTTTAAAAGATAGAAAAAAATCTGATTTATCATTGGCAGGTAGAGAACGATTAGAAAAACAATTAAGTAAGAAGAAGTCAGTAATTAAAAGAATTGCAAAAAAGATATTACCAAAAGTTCGTAGTGCAGAAGCTGAACGATTAAAGAAAAGAGGGGAAAGCGAATGAAACTAATAACTGAACATACTCACGAGGTTGAATATATTACTGAGGGTAAAGGTAAAGAGCAGTATATTAAAGGTATCTTCATGCAGGCTGATATTAAAAATCAGAATGGTAGATTATATCCACATGCTGTTTTAAAGAAAGAAGTGAATAATTTTAATAAGCGTTATGTTGCAGAAGGTCGAGCTCTTGGAGAACTTGGACATCCAATGGGACCCATTATTAACTTGGATCGAGTTTCTCATGTTATTAAAGAATTAAAAGAAGATGGTAAGAATTTTGTTGGTAAAGCAAAAGTTATGGATACTCCAAATGGTAAGATTGTAAAAAATCTTATCAGCGAAGGAGTTAAGCTTGGTGTATCTTCCAGAGGTATGGGAAGTGTTAAACCAAACAAGAAGGGTGTGAATGAAGTACAAGGAGATTTTGTTTTGTCTACAGTTGATATTGTTGCTGACCCGTCAGCACCAGATGCATTTGTTAATGGTATTATGGAAGGCAAAGAATGGGTATGGGAGAATGGTGTTATCAAAGAACGAGATATTAATAGTATGAAGAAAACTATTGAGAACGCAAAAATGAGGGAATTGGAACAAAAAAAGATAGATGTTTTTGCAAAATTCCTCCAAAATCTTTAATGTTATAAATATTATAACGAATAAATTACTTTTAGGAGATTAACAATGGCAAAGAAAGAAACACTCACAGATGATGGAAAACTTGAAGAGGTTGATATGGAAGAAGCGAAGAAAAGTGCTAATAAAGAATTAGGTATGCCTGATATAGATGATGAAGAAGGCCGAGAAGATTCAGAGCCTGATGGAGAAGATGGCACCAAAAAAGAAACTCCACCCAAATCTAAAAAGTCTAATGCTTCTGCAAAACAAGAAGCTAAAGCAAAGAAAGAAGAAGATGATGATTATGAAGATGATGATGACGAAGATGAAGATGAGATGGAATCTAAGTCTAAGA